GGTGACTTGATGGACCATTTGGCGACAAGTGAAGAAATCTCTAAGTTCACTGTGACGAGGGGCTGCTTGGTGGTTCCGGGCGATTACATCTATATTCATCACTCGGATGTGTCGGCTCAAGACAGGCCCGTGACATATAATGATGATGTCCAGAAGCGCACATACCATTTGCGCACAGGATACGTTTACGCAATGGAAACCCAGGCCGGAGATTGTGGATCCCCACTCCTTGCTTTGAATGCTCATCTGAGAAGAAAGATTATTGGATTGCATGTGGCTGGAGGAGGCACTGACTGGAAAGGCTTCTCCTCTCCGATTAATGCTGCGGACATCAAGCGTGCTTTGGAGAACACTCAGTTGGAGGCTCGTGTGGGGTTGCAGCTTGACACTCTTGTGAAAGAAGTTACTAACAACGTGAGCATGCCAGAAGGCAACTTTGTGCCTGTTGGAGTGCCTGCATTTGTGGTTAGGAACCCTACTAAGACCTCATTCGTTCCGTCCAGTATCCAAGGAACATGGAGAGAACCGATTACGCGTCCTGCCGCATTGAAGTCTTTCATGACTGATAGAGGAGTCGTTGACCCCCTCATGAATGGCTTGAAGAAGGCGGGTGAAAATCCGGTAGCACTTGAGCCCAACTTTCTCAGTGCGGCGGTGAATGCTGTGAGTTGGTTGCTGAAACGCGATCCCGCGCGAGCCCGTGTGTGTTCCCTGGAAGAAGCCTCCTGTGGCATTGAAGGCGATTCCTTCGCTGTGGGTATTCCTAGGTCAACATCTGCAGGATATCCTTATAAATTCATGACGAAAAAGCCGGGGAAGAAAGAGTTCCTGGGAGAGACGAAAGACGATCCTTTCATTCATCCTCAGCTTCGCAAGGAGGTGGAACAGCGAATTCAGCGAGCGCTCGAAGGCGAACGATATCCTACTCTTTGGTGTGACACTAAGAAGGACGAACGCCGACCGATTGCTAAAGTTCAGGAGGGAAAGACCAGGATCTTTTCTGCTGGACCCATCGACTTCACACTCGCCTTCCGTCAATACTTCCTCGGTTTTGCCGCCTCTGTGATGGAAAATCGCATCGACAATGAGATTGCTGTCGGGACAAATGTTTATTCTTCAGACTGGATGCGCATCGCAGAAAAGATGAGGTCTAAAGGAACGAAAGTCATTGCGGGGGACTTCTCCAACTACGACGGAACGCTAAATCCGGAAATGCTCTGGGCGGTGCTTGATGTCATCAATGATTGGTATCAAGGGACCGCCGAAGAGGCCCAGGTGCGTACGGTATTGTGGAAAGAGATTGTCAACTCAGTGCACGTTTATGATGGAACTGTGTATCTGTGGAATCATTCCCAACCATCTGGAAACCCGCTTACAGCTATTCTCAATTCAGTTTATAACATTTTGAGTTTGAGATATGTTTGGATGAGCATCACAGTTGGAACCAAGTACCATACCATGGGTGCGTTTGCGGAGCATGTCGCTGCCATTACGTATGGCGACGATAATACGCTGAACGTTTCTGATGAAGTGATCGCTTTGTACAATCAAGTGACGATGGCGGAAGCATACGCAAAGATTGGCATGACCTACACCGATGAGACGAAGTCTGGACAAATGGTTCCTTTTCGTACTCTGGAAGATGTTCAGTTCCTGAAGAGGAAGTTTGTGTATGACAAAGAACTTGCACGTTGGAGGGCCCCTTTGACGCTGGAGACCATCTTGGAAATGCCCAACTGGGTGAGGAAGACCCCTGACATCAATACTGATGCCCAGACGTGCTTGAATGTGGAAGCGGCGGTTCGTGAACTCGCCATTCATGGAAAAGAAGTTTTTGAACTTCACGCTGCGGA